TCATCTACGGCTATCATCAGCTCTTCAAGCACAATATTTTGCATCGGTTCAGCACATAATCGAGATGTAGAAGAACCGTTTGCTGGGTACATTAGTAATGCTCGTTTTGTAAAAGGAACCGCTCTCTACACCTCCGACTTTACCGTACCTGCAGAACCACTTACTAGTATTGCTGGAACAAACTATACTCAAAAAATATCATCAATAGATAATCCTCAGGGTAATTTTATTACTGCAAATGCTGGTAAATTATTTGACGGATCTCTTGTAAATGGATTGGGCGGTGGAACCGCTGGAGCTGGATACGCCCAAGTTAATTTTAGTGGAATAACTTGGTCTAGCTCAATTGAAGTTGCAGTTGCTACTGGATCAACATCCAGTCAAGTTGGAACTAACACTAATTTTATAAGAGTTAATGGTTACGATATTGTGCCAGAAGTAAAAACTGCTGGCAATTATTTAAGTGTAAGTTGGGTTGATATTACTAGTAAGCTTGGCAGTAGTGGTACATTAAATAACCTTGGAGCAGAGTGGATTAATAGTGTTGCTAATCCCACTTTTTTTGGTATTAAAATTGATGGTGTTGTTTTAAAAGATTCTTTTACTGCCTTACTAACTCTACAAGACGCAACAATCCAAGACAACAGCTCCTCTAGCCACTCTATTACTAACAACGGAGCAACTGTTACCGAGATTGCACCGTTTGGAGCCGCGTTGATTGATCGTGCTGGGAGTATGTATTTTGATGGGAGTGGGGATTATTTAGAAATACCGTACAGCTCTGAACATACTTTTGGAACTGGTGATTTTACTATTGAGTGTTGGATTTACAGGCAGCAACCTTTATCTTCTTTAAATACTGGTATTGCTGGCATTTGGAGCGGCACTCTTCCTGCCGTTCAAGCTTGGTTGTGGTACGTTGACGCATCCAATCAGTTAAGGTTTATCAATAATCACCCAACTAATGAGCCTGGTGATGATCAAATATTTACAAGTCCTGCAACTATTGGTTTTAATCAGTGGTATCACATTGCTGTAACGAGAAATGGCAATGTATGGAAAACGTTTGTTGATGGTACACAAGCAGCAATTAATAGCAACTACAGCCCTGGAATGAGAGCTGGTTCTAATCCACTTGTTATTGGACATATAAGTCAAAATACTAGTAATGAAGTCCCTTTTAAAGGATTTATTTCTGATTTTCGCATTACAAAAGGCACCGCTCTCTACACCTCCAACTTCACACCACCTACCGCTCCACTACAACCAATCACCAACACTAAGTTACTGCTAAGTGGTAACAACGGTGGTGTTGAGGATTCGTTGGGTAAAGCTAATTGTGAAACTAACGGCAACATGTCAATTGACACCTCCGTCAAAAAGTTTGGTGTTGGATCGTTTGAAGGTGGTCAAAGTAATGGTGATTACTTGGCGTTCCCTGCAGACGAATCTTATGACATAAGCAACGGTGTGTTTACTATTGAATGCTGGTTTAGAAACAAGGGAGCATCTGGTGGTGCTAACACTGGCATTTGTGCGTATGGTGGTGGCGCAAATGCTTTAAACAGTTCTACAGGTTACCAATACAATTTCAGATCTAGCTCAACCGGCCAGTTAATTTTTGCGGCTCTTAATTCTGCAAAAAATGGTTCAAATGATTTAACGTCTGCGACTGGTGTTATTTCTCAGAACACATGGCATTACGTCGTTGCTGTTGGCAATGGTTCGACATATAGCATTTTTGTTGACGGTACAAGAGTTGCGACAAATACAACAAGCAAGCCTCATTCCACGTCGGCTCCTACATATTTTTCGATTGGCGGTTTTGACGCTCAAGGTGGAAATTCTCAAGGCTGCGCTTATTACGATGATTTCCGCTTTACCAACGGCGTTGCACGTTACGACCCAACTCAAACCACCCACGCCGTCCCCACTAAAACTCACCCAACAATATAACTATGCTTATTGGTATTATTAAAAACGACGTTGTTACAAAAATAGCACACTACAAGAATCTTTTCCCAAACACTAGTTTTACCACTAACGGTCCAAGTAATGAGTTTCTTGAAGCTAACAACGCAAAACGTGTCAGCGTTTATCGCGATTACGACTCTACTACGCAACAACTGGTCCGTTGTGCTCCGTATGTAGACGGTGATTGGATCTATACAGTGCGTGTAGAAAACCTGGATACCACAGTAGATACAACTACTGAAGAAATTGTGACTGTGGTTACTACTGAAACGGATCCAGAACCTATTGGTCAAACAGCAACCACTACTACCCTTGAATCACCATGATCACCCTTATTCGACCCATTCTTTTTTCGTTTGTACAATCTGAAAAGGTAAAACTTTTGATTGTCGATCTGCTCACCAAGTTGGCAGAAACTACTGACAACGAAATTGACGACAAAGCCGTTGAGTTTATTCGTAACGGTTTGTTCCCCGCTCCTAAACTCTGATGCCTAACTTAGGGGAACCACCCGCATTCCCCTCTATACGGCTCCCAGAGGCGCCTGTATTACCCCGTCCAGTACTGGAGGTACCACGAGCCAATCTACCCTCCTACAAGCCGCTTGTGGTGCCTCCTAGTGACCTTAGACCACCACCAGGGATACAGGCAGATGCTAAAGAAGAGCCACCCAAAGGGGAATCACCTAAACCACCATCACCCACTCTACCCAAAATACCGGACATACGTTATTTTGACGTGCCTGGTACTGAATTAGAGGTACCCTTACCAAGTAATGAAATACTTGTTACTGCAGGTACGACTGCAACTGTTTCCGTTGTAGCCACGCTTACAGCAACTGCGGTATTCAAACGGACAGTGCAAGTCTTGAAACCAATTGTCAAGAAACTACTGACTCGTAAAAAAGAATGATTGAAAACACAAAAAACATGTTTCACAATTTTTTTAGTGAAATAGTTAAAGCCTTGGTACTGGTATGGAGTGCAGGAGTACTTACAGCATCTTATATGGGGATGCTGCAAAAAATGGATCCTACGTTTGTAGCGTCATTGCTTAGCGGTACGCTTGCATCGTATGGTATTTCTCGTGTTGACAAAGACAAAAAGGAGATTAAGTAATGAAATGGATTATTGCTCTATTGTTGTTAGCACCTTCTGTAGCTAAAGCGCAAACTGTTACTCCTCAATTTACACAAGGCAGTATGCAGTCAACGACAACGACTACACAAACTATCACTGAAACCGTAAGTACAAAAGTATATGGAGGAGATTATTCCTCATGGTCTGGAACAAATGTAACCCCTTCGGGGAACATTGCGGATCCCGCAACCACCTATTCAGTAACGAATGCCGGAGAGCAGTTTCAACTAGAGCTAGTGACCCGCGCAGCAGGTGTAGTGGAGGAAATCGACGTTACACGCAATATCTCTACCAATTCTACTACTACCTCGCTTTCTGTGTTCTCGCAGTAACACCGTTACGTGCGGAAGAACCAAAAGTTCAGAACACATCTAATCCAGTAGCAGCAGCCACTGGCAACGTAACCAATCAAGCAGTTCAGTTTCAAAATACTGGTGCACCTTCACGTCAATACTTTGCTGGTAACAATTCTTGTAACGGATCAACTATGACCGTTTCACCTTTTGTCATGGGTAATGACACCAAGCCGTATCAAGACGAAGGTTATGTTGTCAACTATAATTGGGGTATGCAGCTTAATTTTAGTGTACCTCTTGATGGTGGCATGGTAGAAACGTGTAAACAAATAGCAAAACGACACGAACAAAAGATGCGTCTTGACTATGAACTAGTCAGAGCACTTAAATGCACAGAAATTATGAAAGCGGGGTTTACATTCCGTCCTGGCTCAAGAGTTGAAGTCTTGTGCCATGATATTGTACCGATTGTAGCCTTAAATGAAAAAGAAAGCAACTGAAGACCAATTTAATGAGTTGCACAATCTTGTTACTAGTGAGTTTTTAAGTCGGATTAAATCTGGTGAAGCTACTACTCAAGATTTGAAAGCAGCTTGTGATTGGCTAAAAGCTAATGACATTAGTGGTATTGCTTATGAAGGTAACCCACTTGATAAGTTAGCTAGCGTAATCCCTCAAGTGGATCCTGAACTTGTAAAGAGTAGACTCTATGGCAAAAGGTAAAACAGCGCAACACTACGCTAAAAACGAAGCATCTAGACTTAAGCACGTACGAGACAATTCACCCGGTGGCAAATATGCACACTCTAATGCTTACAAACGGGAACATGCCAAAGCACGGCGAAAAGCCGGATTAATGGGTAAAGGTGGTCCTGACATGAGCAAAAAGAATGGAAAATTTGTCAAAGAAAGTCTTAAAATTAATCGTGCTAGAGGTGGAGCAAAACGTCAATGACCCCACTTCTGCCAACCCCTGATCACTATTTACACAACTTGTTAACCATGACTAGCTCTGAAGCAACCCGTCTGTGGCGTAAAGCCGTAAAGGAACTCTTCGATTGTACATGCGTTTATTGTGGAAAATCTTATGAATTACATGAACTTACTCTTGATCACGTTAAGCCTCGTTCTCTTGGAGGTCAAACGATTGCAAGCAACATCGTACCAGCTTGCACCCATTGTAATCAGAAAAAAGGATCAGAAAATTGGCAGACTTGGATGAGACGTAAATTTGGAGTCAATAGACTTCGTGAACAAGTAATTTTATCACACATTGGATAAACATGCCTGACATTAAAGACTACCGAACTAGAGCTAGGCAACTTGTTATAGATAAAGGTAGGATGACACCTACTGAAATTTATAACGAAATTGGCAAACCTCCAGAAGGATACCGATTAAAAGCTGACGGTAAAGGTAATGTTACTAGTCAACAAGTAAGCAAAAGACGTGAACTTAGAGGTAGAGCTACTGCACGACGTAAACGTAACATTAGAATATCTAGACCTAATTTAACACCCGAAGAACAAAAAGAAAAAAGGAGATTAGAACAAGAACGAACTAAAAGACGTGCTCAAGGTGAAGATATTGAAATTTTACACAAACAACGTCCTAGTTTAACTGGACCTCAATTAGAACGACTTTCTGGTAGAGCACGTGCAAAAGCTAGAAAACGTCTTGAAAAAACTTATGGTCGCCTTGGAGATTCTCCAGAAAATTTAGAATTAGGTTCTGGTGAAGAAAATCGGCAAGAAGAAGTAGATTGGCAAAAAGTTCAAAAACGATTGGGTGAATTAGAAGAAAAAAATCCACCGCAAGATAATCATCCAGATATGTTTAAACCGGAAATTCCTTTAGAAATGGCTGCAAAGACTTATTTGGCTGGTATTAATTTATCTCTCAAACTTGCTCAAACTGCTGGAGGAGTTGGGTTGTCTTTAGTTTCTAATTTGGTAAAAAATGAAGGCATTTAAAATCCCCTAGAAGGCGCCTCTAAACCACTAACCATACAAACACACACAACATGCCACGAAGACGCCGTACAGCGCCGTCTGGAGGGGTCTCCGTAGTCGAATCACTACAAGCTGACTT